AATACAGTGAAAACCAATCAGTGATTAAGAACGGTGAAGAAATCCAATGGAACGCATAATCGACAAAGACAAACCAGTGGACACAAAACGCCTGAGCATTGCACAGGTGACTGAATTGGTCGGCTACAAACCCATGACAGTCCGCATACAGAATAAGTGGGTCGTGATCAATTATCCAACTATGGTCGTACGCATTAGAAAATGGTAAAATAAGACAATAAAACACTATGGGACGCAAATCTAAAAATCAAAAATGGCGTGAAGCATTAAGCGCATCAAAGACCAAACTGACTCCTGAAGTTGTCCGACAACTCAAGGAAGCATTTTCCATAGGCGCAACAGTCAAACAAGCGTGCTACTACGCGGAAATAGCTGAATCAACTTACTACGATTGGATATTGAAAAATCCAAAGTTAGGGGAGGAGTTCACTAAGATGCGCCAACGCTTGCCTCTTGCCGCTAAAACAAACATCGCTTCTGCCATTCAGAATATGAAAGACATCGGTCTATCCAAGTGGCTTGTTGAACGTACCGAACCAGATGCATACGGCGAAACTCTAAACCTCAAACATCAAGGCGACCTCAATCTTGCTTCAGAAGATAAAGAAGCACTAAATGCTTTCCACGAAACCTTACGTGCCAACCTGCGAGAGCGAAGCTTAAAGAAGGCCAAGGAAGAAGGCGAACTACCATCATGAAAATAATCCACGAACTACCACCCATATACGATGCCGTAGTGAATGCAGGAATGCGCCCAAGCCTAACCACAATCTATGCATATGGTGATGCAATCTATGTACCATCTGGCGAACACATTCCCGAAGACTTAATCGTGCATGAAGAAACTCATTGCAAACAACAATCTGGTGACCCTGATGCATGGTGGTCACGATACATCGATGATCCTTACTTCCGCATCGAACAAGAAATCGAGGCCTATGCCAACCAGTATCGCTACGTGTGCCGAAACATGATCAAGGACCGCAATGCTCGATCACGTTTCCTCATGAGCATGTCCATCGCGCTGTCGGGTCCCATTTATGGCAATGTGATACTACAGTCGGTAGCGTTCGAACGTATTAAAAAACTAGCAAATATATCATGACAAACTGCAACCATCAATTCATCAAAGTGTGCTCTGATCACAATAAAAACTATCAAGATAAAAACTCCACATCTCAATATCAAGTTGAGGAGAAAATGTATGCCATTGTCGTCTGTGCTTGGTGTGGCCACGTGCGTCACGTCTACGCCAATGGCGACATTAAAGTTATAAAAGACCATGGCGAAACAACCCAATCAGTATAGTGATATCCATGCGTGGCTTATCGGTGAAGAAATCAAAAATGAAAAGGGTGATCCGATTGAATTTGATAGTCACCCGTTCCTCTTTGATATCTACGCAGATCAGGCCAAATACCTGACTATTATGAAAGCCGCACAGGTCGGTCTTTCAACCCTTTCAATACTCAAAAATCACTTCGATGCCAAGAAGTATCAGCTGGACATCATTTACACTCTCCCAACTGACGGTGACGTGCGTACATTCGTTGGTGGAAAAGTGAACCGAATCATCGCCAATAACCTTTCTATGCTCGAAGACGTGGCTGACAAAGACTCAATCGAACAAAAACAGATTGGTAATTCAATGGAATACTTCCGAGGAACGTGGACAAAGAAAGCCGCAATCATGGTCACCGCTGATCGCCTCGTTCACGATGAAAAAGACAGCTCCAAACTTGATATCATCGCTGACTATCAAGCCCGTCTGCAACACTCCAAACACAAACAAACGCATACATTCTCTCACCCCTCACTCCCCGAGACTGGTGTACACGCTGATTGGCTTGCGAGTGATCAAAAGCACTGGTTCGTGAAATGTCCGAGCTGTAATCACTGGCAATTCCTCTCATGGAATACCGAAGACCCTGCACAAATGTCTATCGATTTAGAACGTCGTGCCTTTGTCTGCAAGAAGTGCCGAGAGATTCTCCCCGAGTATGTTCGAAGAAATGGCCAATGGGTCGCCAAATACAGAGATAAGCCGATCAGTGGCTACTGGGTACCACTCCTAATTGCACCTTGGATGACCGCAGGTGCGCTTATAGACAAGTTTAGACACCCTGACACCACACCCGAGTTCTGGTGGACTAAGGTGCTAGGTTTGCCATTTGCAGACGGATCCTCAAAACTCCTCCGTAAGAGCTTCTTCCAAAACCTGACTGGCAAGAAATGGGCGCCTCTTCCCGATGAACGTATTGTGATAGGAATTGACACAGGACTTCGAATTGACTACGTGATGGGAAATATCAAAGGACTCTTCCATCATGGAGATTGTACCGACTATGCCGAGCTGGACGGTCTAATGAAACGTTACTCCAAGGCCATCGCAGTAATCGATGCAGGTGGCGATCTGATCGGCTCACGTGCCTTTGCAGAGCGTTGGCCAGGTAGAGTATTCCTCTGCTACCTTGGCGGTGATCGCAAGACTAACGAACTCGTGAAGTGGGGCAGGGGAGATGAGTACGGAGCTGTCATGGCCGATCGTAATCGCATGATTCAGATCGTGGTGGATGAGTTTAGAAACAGTCGTATCCCTGTCCACGGCACCCAAGAGGAATGGTTCGAATACTGGCTCGACTGGAATAATCTCTCAAAAATGAAAGTGCTTGATCCCGATACCAATGTGGTCAAAGGTTACAAATGGGTCCGCAATGGTCGTGATCACCGCGCTCTTGCCACAGTATTCTGGCGTGTTGGAATGAGACGATTCACTGGTATGGGAAGCATCGTGCAACCCGAAACGGAAGTACGCCCAACAAGCTACATGATTGATCCCAACCAGACAGTATCCTTTGACCCTGATGAGATGTTCATAAAAGGCGTGAATAAAACCCTTGATGAATTGGAAGACTCCGATGACTGGCGAAACGTATAGTTATCCACTACCGACCGCTTGCCACTTGCTCTCTAACACAATAGAATATACGTATTACTAATTAATTTTCATAATCATGAAACAATGCTCAAGTGGCCATGCATGGGATAATGGTGAAAAATGCGACCGATGCGGTGGCGTTGACATCACTGCCCATGCGAGTGTTGAAGATCAACCCAACATGAACGACGAATCAAATACAGTTGAAGAAACAAATTCTCCTGCACCAGCAGAGGAAAGTGTATCTGAAACTGCACCAGAAGAAGTCGCTCCTGCTGAAGATGTAGAGGAAGAGGAATCGTTTGAAACCGAGGAATCTGAATCAGCTGATGAAGCTGCCCCCGCACCAGCAGAAGCTGTAGCCTAGTGCTATGCGCCTGAGACAGATGGTAAGTCGCCAGTTTCATACGCTGGAGAACGTGGTTCGACTCCACGAGGCGCTACATTAAAAAAGAAAGGCCCCGACAAAGTGTCGAGACCTTTCTTTTAATATATTTGCAAAAATAACCCAGATGATACGTTGGGACGCTTGACCCACATTAAGCGAGAACGTCATTATCCTACAACAAGTAGAAACAAATTGCAACTTCTTCGTTATCCCCATACTCTCCTATTGTGCATATATTAAACTTCTATGCTATATTTATGGCAACGCACTCTTCCATGCAGTCCACGTCTGGGTCGCTGAACATCTATTAGCGCTCCGTATTTTTCATATAAAAATAAAAAATAATGACAGTCGAAGACACAGGCGTATCAGCGTACATATCCCTTGGGTCCGACGTTAACAAGCCCAAAGGAAACCTAACCCTTGACACCAAGGAGGGTATTGTGTCCGACAAATTACCTGAACTCGAGCTGGACATGAAAGACGATGACCTTGTTACCCTCCTCGACAAGTACGAAAAGATTTGGAAAGAATCATCCAAAAAACAAGAGTGGGAAAAGCAGATTGAAGAGAACGAGAAGTATTGGCTCGGCAAACATTTTGATACACCGAAACTAGAAACAAGCCGACCACGTGTCGACAATCTGATATTTGAATCATTGGAAACGTATCTGCCACAGATGACTCGTCGCAATCCCGAGCCGATCGTGTCGCTGGCTGAATCAGAAAAAAATGGTCAGAACGAGGACCCTATCAAAACTGCCTACGTTCAAAAAGTAAAAGGCACACTCGCTGATCTTGCTGACAAAAACAAGATGCGCCTCAAGCTTAAGAAAGGCGGTCGCCATTGGGCACTCTATCAGCTCGGTGTAGCAAAGCTTGGCTGGGACCTAGACAACGATATCCCCGTCGTTCGCATTGTGCGCCCAAAGCGCATGATCCTTGATCCTGATGCAACCATTGACGAAGACGGCTACACTGGCAATCGTATCGGTGAGTACCGAAAAATGGAAGCCGATAAGCTCATCTCTATCATCGGTAATGACGAGGAAAAGAACGGCACAGCCATCGCTAAAATCAAAGAACTTGCCAAAGGCGAACTCGGTACGGAAGTACAATTTGTCGAATGGTGGACTCCGCAATATCTCTGCTGGAAACTCGACAAGACAATCCTGCTCAAAAAGAAAAACCCACACTGGAACTACGATCGCACTGAAGTCCCAACTCCTGCCGACCTTGGCTCCGAGGGTGTGAATGTTGATAACTACGGAAACGTCACCGCTGACGAATTCCAAGTCAAAGGCATCAACCACTTTGCTGTGCCACGAATGCCGTACAGCTTCCTCTCGGTGTTCAACCTCGGTGATCAACCAATGGATAAGACCTCGCTCATCGGCCAGAACCTTGCCAACCAAGACAAGATCAACAAACGCAATCGCCAGATAGACAAAAACACCGACCGAATGAACGGCGGCATGGTTGTCTCACTTGCACGCTCTGGTCTCACCGCTTCCCAAGCTAAAGGCATGACCGATGCACTCCGCCGAGGTGGTGTAGTCGTCATTCCTGATGGCTCACCTCGTGATGCCATCGATCAGTACAGCCCTAACGGTCTACCTGCCGATGTCTATAACGATTTGGTCGACACCCGAAATCGTTTACGAGACATCTTTGGTGTCACTGGCTCTACGCCAGCTGGCATTGAAAGTGAAAAAACAGTGCGTGGTAAGATCATCACACGTGGTCTTGATGCCGACAGAATTGGTGGTGGTGTGAGCGAATATCTCGAGCAGTTTGCTGACGATATTTACAACTGGTTTGTACAACTCCTCTACGTCTACGATACGGCCTACCAATTTGTGGCCGAAGCAACCCCACCGAAAATCATAGTGTCGGTCAAAGAGGGTTCGCTTCTTCCAAAGGACAGCACCACAATTGCTAACCAAGCCATCGAACTCGGGACCTCAAACAAAATGGCATTGGTTGATATGTACAAACGTCTCGAGTACCCAAATCCCGAGGAGTTAGCCGCCAACGTTTGGCTTGAAACAAACGCACCGCAATTGCTCTACAGTAACAATCCTCTGGTTCAACAGGCCGTACAGATGCAACAACAAGCGGCACAATTAGCACAGGAAGCCGAGTTGCAAAAAGCAGGTATTAAAAATGGTGGGGGCGAATCACCATCTCCGTCACCAGATATTATTAGCGAAGTACCAATCACATGAAACTAAGAAAAATCACACCAAAGACCCATACGCCCATGATGGACATGCCAGCTAAGTCGGAATCCAAACCGATCTATCCGAGCTTTCGTATTGAGCTGATCCACCTACCCGAGGCCAAGAAGTGGGAGATCGGCAAGGAATACAAGATCGGTCTGAAATTGAAGATGACAGGCATCTCAATCAGTCGATATCAGAATGATGCAGAGTTCGAGATTCACGCCATCGGAATTGGCAGTAGCCATAACGAGGAAGAAGAATAAGCAACGTTCACAGGTGTCGTCTCGTAGCCAGCGACAATAAACAAGTAGCCACGTAGTCAATTAACCTATATAATAAAAATGAACGAATCAACAACGACGAAGTTCAGGCAAGAAGGCGAGCCAGCCTTCCAAGCTGAGAACACAGAGAACGATAACTCTGCCGAATCGTCAACGGGAAAAGAAACGACCACTGATCAAACCCAATCGCAAGAGGGGAAAGAAGACTCTGGCGCAACGGGCGAAAAAAGCCCAAAAGATGATAGTGAAGAAGACGCAGGATTCGCATCTCATCCTCGCTGGAAAGAGCGAGAACAAGATTGGGATAAACGCTTCAACGAACAGGAGAAGCGCCACGTCGATGAG